GGGTTTTCGTCAGGAACGGTTGAAGGGCAGACTGCGCGGATCGTCACGAACGGTTGAACGTAGAGCGATGACGGAAGCCCTCCCGGAGCGCGGAGACCTCAATATCGCAGCGTGTAGGGAGGGCGACTTCAGGCCTCCACACCCTCCAGAGCGGCGACGATCCGCATCCAGTCGTCGTTGTCTAAGGCAAGGTCCTGATCTTCTGGTGCGATACCAAGAAGCCGTGTCTTGATGAGAGACGACAGATCCATGCGTTCTGCCCGCTCACGAGACATCAGCACGACGTAGTGACGCGTGCCCTCTGCGTCATCGTATGCGCCGACCATTGTTGGACAACCGCATGGTTTTACGTTTCGCGCGGCCTTTTTCCCGCAGCCGCAGCATCGCGTGACGTTGATCTCGGTCATAACTGATCCTCGATGTTCCGATTATTAGGGTCATTTCGGCAAACCTTTTCCGAGGTTTCCCGCTTTGTGCCGCTTTCGTTCAGGCCAATTAGGGTCATAGTAGGACGGTATTGGTGCGATAGCGATCACGACCAACTACCATCGCGACATACGCGCTAGCAGCGTATCCGGCCTGCCACTTGTCGTGGGCCTCATCGATCGAATAGCCGCAATCGAACCCGGCAGTGTCATTGCCGTCGAGGTCATGGCCGAGAAGACGCTCGCATTCAGCGCAGAAGCGCAGCCAGGAACATTCGGTCTGGTCGGGGATGCCGCTTTCGCGGGCGATGTTCTCAGCCGAGAAGGGGTGGTCTGCCAAATCTTGCATTGCTTGCCTCCATAACCGATTACGGTTATAGGCTTAAGCGTTAACGCTTACTCTGTCAATAACCGTTAACGCTTATTTTTATGGAGGCCGCTTTGACTCAATTACCGATAACGGATACTGCTCCGCGTATGGGGCGACCTCCGCTAAATCGTGATTCTGAGACGAAGATGACGGGCGTACGGCTGACCGTAGAGGTTCGCCGCCGCATCGAAGCGCTCGTGGGACCGAACCGCATGGCCGCCTTCATCCGAGAGGCGATCGATGCGGAGCTAGAGCGGCGTGAGCGGGACACCGGACTTTCTGGGCCTACCGAACCTTCGAACGACTAGCGTCGTCTACGGTCACGAGACGATCGAAGTTGAGGCGGAGACGGTCGAGCCCGTCTTCCACTGCTGCACCATCCAGCGCCTCGGAAAATGGGGCGATGCAGGTCGCCGCATGATCAACGATACCCATCACGGCGGCCTGCCCGTTCTGATCAAGCTCAGGGTGCGCCGGGCGCAGTGCTACGAGTGCGGGACGCGCGGCATTCGGGAACACTTCACCTTCATACAGCCGAAGAGGCACATGACCCGGCGGCTGGCGGACTACATCGCGAAGCAGACCGTGCTGGTGGGCGATACCAGCTCGGCAGCAGGCCGACATGTGTACGTCAGCGCCTCGTCGGCTCGCCGGATCACCAACGCCTATATCGACAGGCACATCGATCGTCTTGAACGCCCCACGCCGCGCGTGCTCGGGATCGATGAGAAGTATCTCGGCAGAATCTTCCGCGCCGTGGTCGGCAACGTGGAAGAGCGCACCGTGCTCAACATGCTGCCCGACCGCGACAAGAGCCTGGAGGCGTTCATCCGCGACCTTCCCGATGCCGACAAGGTCGAGGTCGTCTGCATCGATCAATACGACCCCTACCGGACGATGATCAAGAAGCTGCTCCCCGGCCGGGCCATCGTCACCGATCACTTCCATGTCGTTCGGAAGGCCAACGATGCCCTCGACCGGATCAGGCGCGGCATGGTCTCGACCCTGAAGGACGAGGACAAGCGCACGGCCACCCGCCTACGCATGAGCCAGAAGCTGTTCTACTGCCGCTCGCACGATCTGAGGGATGAATGGCGGCGGTCGATCATCAAGTGGGAGCAGCGCTTCCCCGTCCTGGGCAAGGCGTATTGGGCCAAGGAACGCTTCTACGACATGTATCGGGAGTGCAGCACCCCCGCCGAGGCGGAGGCCTATTACAAACGCTGGAAGCGGACGCTCGAGCCGGACATCGCCGACCACTTCAACAACGTGGCCAACATCCAGCAGCGCTGGCTGCCGCACGTCTTCGCCTACTTCGAACACCCGTTCACCACGGCCTATGTCGAATCGCTCAATCGGGGCCTGAAGGCGCTGGCGGCCGAGGGTCGGCGCTACAGCTTCGAGACGATCCGCGGCAAGCTGCTGCTAGCCGAGAAGCTAGAGAAGAAGACCTTCCGGGATCGAAGCCCCGGCGCGTCGGCCAGAGGCGACACGACACCGCTGGAGACGTTCAACTGGGGCATCGACATAGCCGCTATGAACCGGATGCTGGAGGCCGAGGAAATCCACTACCAGCAGACCGAACGAGGCTATCGGATGGTCCGGGAACGGAAGGGCCTTTCAACCGTCGAGCCCGTTTTGGACGAGGCTGCTTAGGAGCCCGGTTCAACCATCCGTGGCGAATACCCCCTTTTCTCTGAAAGGCGACTGGACGCGCAGACGCCAATCGAAGCGCTCGACTATGTGCTGTGAAAGGATTTCGTTCTGATCGTTGCCGGGGTGGATGACGTGACGGCCGTTCGGTGCGATCAGTTTCGTAACCGGGACCATGCCCCGCCTGTCGTCTGCCGCAATCCCGCTCTGGCAATGTCCGCCAATCGACCTAAGCCAGCCCATGTACTGGCCTAGGGTTGCCATGTCAGGCTACGAGGCGCTCATCCTGGGATACGATGTCGTCGCCGTCGCGACGGAACCGCGCAACGACGGAATCCGGCGCAGGGCCAAGGTCGAAAAGATCGCGGCCGGCGTCGTTGGCTTCGCGAATTTCGGCGTTCAGCACGACTTCGAGGCGGCTCTCGGCTTCGGCCTGCGTCTTTCCCTGAGCGAAGATATCAAGCTCCACGCCAGAGGCGATGAAGTGGTCTCCTTCCTTGTAAACTATGGTGTGTAGCGTGCGCATTTCCATCGAACTCATAACTCTGCCCTCCCAAGCAACGGTTATATGTTCATCGGGTTGCAAATGTGTCAATGCGACGTATTGCATGGCTACCTTGCGTCAGGCTCGTCGTGCGCGAGATACCCATGCCCCACCAACCAATCCCGCATGATCTGCCGGATTGCGTCGTCCCTGCCCGTGCCGATGCCGGCCGCTGCAATGGTCAGCGCATCTTCAATGTCCTCATCGAACACGATTGAGCCTGCGATTTTGATGTGCAGGGCTGCGCGACGGAGGATAGCGGCCGTCTCGGGGTCAGCGCGAGTGGCGGCCGTTTCTAAGAGAGCGGGGAGGGCGGTCATTCGCGGTATCTCTTGCCTTTGAGCGATTTCGGCCGCTCGTGTTCGAAGGCTCTGTGATGATCGGCCAGCAGCTTGATCCAGATGCCTGCCTTCATGGGGATCTCGGCATTGCCGTCCAGCCAGGCGTTGATCAACGATACGTCACACAAAAGCGCTCTCGCGAGGATATCAGGCGTCCAACGGATCGCGTCGAGAGCGTCGGATAGCTCGGTGCGGGTCATGGCTGGAACCCTATCTTGCGTCCCGCTGCCTGTCTAACACGAGTCGTAGTTCTTGTTTCGTTCTAGGAATTGAGTCACAATGTCTTCTTAGGGAAGGGAGGCAGCGGTGGCGATCCAGTATGGACCACGGTACGCAACTCGCAATGATGAAATCGTGGCCGGGCTTCGGAGCGCGGCGGGGGCTGTAGCGCCTCGGGACCCGAAAATGGTCGCCAAGGTGAAGGCCGCCGAGCTGTCTACTGCGATGGCGTTGATTCACGGCGGCGACTGGCGGGTTGTGATTGATCACGATTGTCCGATGGTGCTGATCCGGCCCGACTAGCCTTCAACGCGTTGGATATGACGGAGAAGGCTACATTGATGTCGGTTTGATTGAGGCCTTCGATCCTGGCCAAGAACGCTAGTATTTCTGGCTCTGTCGTTATCGGTCTCGCCTCAACGTCCAGCGGCAAAAGCAAATCTGCGGGGCGGCACTTCAATGCAGCGGCCAGGGCCGCCAGCATCTTGTCTGAGAAGCCATTTTTGCCGGCCTCCAGATTGTGTACCGCCGTCGTGCTAATGCCCGCTTCGGACGCCAATTTTTCCTGCGTCCATTTCAGCTTCTTCCGCCGATCCTTAACGGATGTGGGGACTGCCAACGCAATTTCTTCACTCATGGCCGGATTGTCTCGCCGGCGATGCCGTCACTCCATGGGCCCTCACTGAAAAATCCAGCTTGACTGAAATTTCAGCCTCACTTAAATTGAGGTTATGGATCGGTTGCGCGAATATCTAGATGAGGAACGGGGCCGGCGTTCGCGCCTGGCTATTGCCATTGGCATTTCTCCCTCTGCTATTTCCATGTGGGAGCAGGTGCCATCCGATCGCGTAACTGACGTTTCTCGGGCGACCGGCATCCCGCCGGAACAACTACGTCCCGATCTCGCCAGCATCTTCGCCCCCTCCACCATGGAGAAGGTGTCGTGAGCGCGGCTGACATCTTCGTCACAGCGGTCATGGCCAGCGTTTTTGCCGCCGGCACTGCCATTGTGGCATGGTTCCTGTGGGAAATGGTCTGCATTCATAGAGGCGGCAAGCAGCGCCTTTTGCTTATCGACGCCGCTTTTTCCCGGGCCGACTGGCCCGAGATGGATGCATTTCTTCACGCAGTCAGCTTTCGTCAGCACTGGCGGGCCCTCGCGTTCTTCCGGGACCCATTCAAGCTGTATGACCCTCGCCTGATCGCGCGTCTCACCCCCTCCAATCTTGAGAAAGCCACGTCATGAGCACGTCGGGCGCGCTCAAGGAAATCTTCACGGCCGGCCGTCCTCTCATCGAGCAATGGCTTGACGTGGCAGAGCAGATCGCAGCGCTGCGCGAAGTCGCAACGGCAAAAGGCCTCGACTGGTCCCAGCTCAAGGCCCTGATGAAGGCCCAAATCCAAGACGAGCGAGAGGAGAGCGGCGACGGCAAGCGCGTCCGCAAGATCGTGGAGAAGGCCGAGTTCGCATCGGCCTACGCCGACATGCTTGGGCTCGCAAACATTAACGAGAATAATTTTTCTCCGACTGATGGAGGTGCAGCATGATCCCGCGCCTCCTCCATCCCATGACGCTCCTGCTGTTGATCGTCCTGATCCTGTGGTGCGTCATCGTCTACCAGTTGGGCGGGTTCATCGCGATTGCGGGATGGATGGCGGCTGCGGTCGTGGTGTGCTGGCTTTGGGGGAGGGCAGTATGAGCGAGCAAGCAATACCTCCGCGCCGTTATCAGAGAGGGCGTCCGTTCACGCCCGAGCAGCGATGGGCGATGATCCGTCTTTGGGCATCTGGCGTCTCTGCGGACATCGTCGCTGAAAAGTATGGATGTCATGAGGCCTACGTAAGGGCCGCCGCCCGGCGATACGGGGTGAAGTCCTGCCGCAGGCGGGGAAGGCCTCGAAAATGAGCGTTGCCGCTTCGCACGGTATCCATTGTCCCCGGTGTGAATGTACTCAGCACCGCACCCTTGAGACGCGCCAGACATCTGGCGGCGTCCGTCGTATTCGCAAGTGCAAGAACTGCGGCCATCACTTCACGACCTATGAGCGGGTCGGGAAGGAGGCCAAATGAACTTCCTCGCTCTCCCGTTCGGCCAACCCCTCCCATCCGAACGGGAAGGCGGCACCCTGAGGTTTCGTGCTGTACTCCATGGCTACGATCCTCAGGGTGCCCGCTTCTCTGTCCGCTGTAGAGGGGCTGTAGCGACAGAGAACTGCAATTCGTGCGGTCATCTCGACCGCTGGTCTTTTCCGCGCGTCCAGCTTCGCCAAAAGTCTATGCGCGGCCTGTCCAAGTGTTTCAAAGCCTTTCTGTCTGTTGTCGTTGACCATGCTCGCAACAAAGCATGGAGCTTCCAGCATGACGTGCAGAAAAAGTCAGTATCAGGAGCGTGAAATGAGTTTGGGGGCAGTCGATACGGCTGGCACGTATGTTCGACGGATGGTCGAGCGCGAAGCAAAGGGCTGGGGAGATCAGGCCAACGCTCAGCAGCGCATTGAGGCCCGTTACGGGCTCCCATTCTGGACATTGGAACATTTGAGAACAGGCCGCGCAAAGACGGTCGAAGCCGGGCTTCTTGCCCGCATCAGGGGTGCGTATCTCGACCTGTGCGAACGCCAGGTCTCGAAACTGCAACACGAAATAGCGGTCGAGAAGGCGCTGAACGAGGATGACACTCTGGAGGATTTGGAGCGCGAGGCTCGCCGTCTTGCTGCGCGCATTGCGAAGAAAAAGGCGGAGAGGGTGAACCGACATGCCCAAGAAACCCAAGAAGGTTGAGATACCCCAGCGCATCAAGCGCATCGTGGAAACCTGCAAGCTCGGGCAGAAGGTCTGCCTGACTATCCGACACTCTGACGTGGGAGACGAGCAGCTTTATTGGTTTGAGCCGAGCGGACGCCCAGCCGGGACGAAGTCCGTGGAACAGGCGATAGAGAAGGGGCTACTTGTTCCCTGCCATGACGGTCTGTTCGACCTGTCACAGATATGGGTGGCGGCATGAGGCGCTCTCATTCGGAAATGGCTGATGAGATGGAGAAAATGTCTCTCTCCAAACTCTGGTGGCTGAACGCTTTCAGCCAAGGAAGGCAGAAGCGCCCGGACCACGAAATTGAGACGCGGCGCATGGAGCATGAGGTTCTGTGCCAGGCGGCGGCGGACTATCGCGCCGCTGCGAACCGGAGCGCCGCATGACCTCCCAGCCCCACATAAGCGCGTCCGTAACCCTGCCGTGGCCTGACCGGATTCTCCATCCGAACGAGCGCCCGCATTGGGCGGTTAAAGCGCGCGCTGCCAAGAAGGCGCGGCAGCGCGGGGCTGTAGAAACGATTGCCGCAGGTTTTCGCAGGATCGAAGCCGAAGCCCTCAAAGTGACGATCACCTTTACGCCACCCGACAACAGGCCGCGTGATACGGACGGCATGCTGTCCAGCCTCAAGAGCTATCTTGACGGCGTGGCCGATGTGATTGGAGTGGATGACAGCCGCTGGCGCATAACCATGTGCCGCGAGACCCCCGCCAAGCCTGGCTGTGTCCGCGTGGTGCTGGAAGCGGCTGACACTTGGGAGCACATCAGCGAGCCCATTGCCCGCGTGATAGCCTCCATTCCCCAACCGAAACGGGGGGCCGCATGAGCGCGCAGCCCTCGATCAATGGGTACGTGCAGGAGGTAGAGGAGCAGGTTCTCGGAGCGCTCTTGTGCGGCTCCGACTTCCGCAAGGTAGGAGGCTTCTTGCGGGAAGACCATTTTATTCCAGACCTGCACCGGATTCTGTTCTCCGCCATCCAGCGAGCCTACGAGCAATTCAGCTCCACGGCTGTTCCGGTCGTGCTGAAGCTTCTTCCGCTAGACTTTTCACAAGCCTGCATGGTCCAGACGGGGAAGGGCAGCGCCGCCTATCTGGCGAGCCTGTGCGCCAACACGGCTGTGACCAACCCCGGAATTGACAGGTCCGCCCGCGCAGTCATTGCGCAATGGGCACGGCTTAAGGCTGGAGAAATGGCCGGCAGCATTCAGGCGGCATCTACCGATCCCGCCGCTGACCCTGCCACGATCCTCAAGACTGCTGCCGCCGACATTGATGTTATTCAGAGCGAACTTCGCGCAGGACCCCGCCGTAAGACGCGCCTGTCATTCGCTGAAGCGGCAGGGAATGCCTTTGAGGCGGCTGAGGATGCGCGTCAGCGCGGATCCAACCTTACCGGGATCACATGGGGATTGGCAGACGTGAACCGCCTCACAGGGGGCATTCAACGCCGGGACCTGACGCTGATCGGCGCGCGGCCTTCGATGGGCAAGACCACTGTAGGCCTGTCGACCGCGATCAAGGCCGCCAAGAGCGGAGAAGGAGTTGGCTTTATCTCGTTGGAGATGGACGCTGACAAGTTGGCCGCTCGTGGGCTGGCGGACGTTGCATTCGATTGGGGGTTGCAAATCCCCTACGCCAACATCATTCGCGGCAACGTCACGCCGGAGGAGCTGCAAAGCCTGCACTCCGCCAATCGAGACATCGACACACTCCCACTCCTCATCGAGGAGCAGTCCGGCCTCTCCATGACGGATATCCGGGTCAAGGCGGAAGCCATGATGGAGGAGATGGAGGCGCGTGGGGCCTCCATGTCCTGCCTCATGATAGACCACCTTGGATTGATCCGCGCTTCGGCGCGGTACTCGGGCAACCGTGTCCAGGAGATTTCAGAGATGACGGCCGGCCTCAAGGGGCTGGCCCGAGAGTATGGGATTGCGGTCGTTGCGCTGTCGCAGCTCAACCGGGCGGTCGAAAGCCGCGACAACAAGCGCCCGCAGCTTTCCGACCTGCGAGATTCCGGCTCCATCGAACAGGACGCGGATACCATCATTTTTCTGTATAGGGAGGCATATTACCTCGAACGGGAGAAGGGCGGCGGCGCGGAAGCGGAGCTTGAGCGCGCGGATCGCCTGATCGACTGCCAGAACAAGCTTGAATTCACCATTGCAAAGCAGCGGAACGGTCCGCTGGCAACTGTGGACCTATTCGCGAACATGGGGTGTTCGGCCATCAGAAATGGGGCCCGGACATGAGTGCACCGTGGATGAAGTTCTACCCAACGGACTGGCGCGCGGACCCGTCGCTGCGCATGTGTTCTTTGGCGGCGCGCGGTCTATGGATGGAGATGCTGTGCATCATGCACGAAGCGTCACCCTATGGGACTCTTCGTGTCAATGGCCGCCCGGTCACCGATAGGCAACTCTCATCCTTGGCCGGCGGCGACGTTGAAGGGCTTCTCGCTGAGCTTGAGGATGCAGGTGTTTTCAGCCGGGAGGAAGACGGAACGATTTTCAGCCGGCGCATGCAACGTGATGCGGAAAAGGCGGCGAAGGATAAGGCCAATGGCAAGGGGGGCGGTAACCCCTCCCTTAAGAGGGGGGTTAACCCCCCGGATAAAGCCCAGAAGCCAGAAGCCAGAAGCCAGAAAGAAACTACACCTAGCGGCGTAGTTTCTGCCGCGCCCGCAAAAATCGAAGACCTCGATGCCAAGCTTCTCGAAGCTGTTGGCGAAGGCAACATTCAGCCGCATGGGTCCCTTGACCTGAGCGCCATCTACGGACTCCTCGCTGCTGGCGTAGACCTCGAAACCGACATTCTGCCGACGATCCGGGCCAAGGCGCAGCGCCTCAAGCGGCCAGCAGGCTCATGGGCCTACTTCAGCGAGGCCATCAAGGACGCTTACGCCAAGCGGATCGAAGCCGGCAAGGGCGTCGTGAAGCCCCCGACACTCGACACGAGCGATGACCGTTGGACCAAGCGCCTCGCAATGGGGCGTCAGCGCCAAACGTGGTCCGCAGCCGAATGGGGGCCGAAGCCCGGACAGCCGGGATGCAGGGTGCCGGGCCATCTGATCAAAGCCGGCGACGGCGAAAACTGGAAAGAATGGGAAAGAGCCGCGTGATGCAACTCGTTGCGTATCGAAACACAATGGCCGGGGCAAAGAGGATCATCCGCGAAGCCCCTGAGAAGCGCCAGTCATCACGCGACCGGCTGATACAGCTATCGCTCGACTATCAGGCTCGATTGCGGGAGCGCGAAAGGCGAGAAACAGAGCGGCAAGAGCGCATCCGAAATGCCGTCGCGAAGCAGAAGGCGGACTGGCGGCGTAGGCTCGCAGCCATGCGAAACGCGGCCGCTCCACCCACGCATCATGGCGACATCATCGAAATGGCCGCTGCCTGGCATGGGGTTGCCGTCGAAGATGTGATGAGTGTTTCGCGCAACCGGAAGGTCGTCGCCGCCCGGACGGATGCTATCGGTGCTGTTTGGCTCAATTGCGAGGTTGAGGGAGCGCGGCCGACGCTGCCTTCAGTCGGCCGGATTTTCAAACGCGATCACACAACCATCCTCCATGCGCTTCGCAAGTTGGGAATTAGCTCTTTCCAGCATGAGGGGAGGGGACGGTGAGCCACCAAGAGCGCATCGAGCGAGAATCGCCGCTTTGGCGATATTGCGACCTGCTTGAACAGGAAAGTCGTGAGTGGAGGAGGATCGCCCGAATGAGCGTGATCCTGAACATTATGACGGTCGCACTCGTCATTTTCCTCATCTTCTGGGACCGCCACCCATGACCACCATAGAGAAGATCATCCCGGAAGCACGGAACAGAACCATGATCCCTCTTTTCCGGTTCCGCTGGGCTGTCTATCCGGCAGGCGAACGCATTTTACAGCAAGCGTTCAACACGTCTGAGGGCTTCGAGTGGGTCGCGCTACCCGAGGTCATCCTTGCCGAAGCAGAGGGAGAAGGGAAGTGAAGTCAGCGACGCTTATCCGCATTGCAGCAGATGTTGGGACGGATTTCGAAGTCGTGCTGCCCCCTTCTGAAGATAATTTCGCGTGCCGGTTGATCTTGAGCCCGGACGCTCCAGCGGGCGGGGAAAATGAAATTTACGTTACTGTTCGCCTCGAACCGAGACAAACTGCGCGCGAGGGCAACTGAATGGCGAGGACGAAGGCGACAATCGGCCGCCTGGGAGAACTGGTCAAGGATTACGACTGGTATGCCCTACTTGTGCCACCGCAGAAGGAATTTGTCGCGCAGGAAATCCTCAAGCGCCAGGGCGTCGTCACGTTCTGCCCCTTCGACAGCATGTGGCGATTCAGAAGCCGATATTCCAAGACCAAGGAACTGAAGAACTATCCGATGATGCCGCGTTATGTGTTTGCAGGCTTTAAGCCGGATAGAACGCCGCCTTGGTATGACATCTTCGCTCTACAGATCGTCAAGGGCGTCGTTGCACTGAACGGATCGCCGGTGAAAATCCACGGCGTCCCTGATCTGATCCAGCGCTTCCGCAATGGGCTCAAGCGCCCCGAGGAAGAGCGATACATGCAGACGCACAAAGAATACCAAGTAGGCGATATGGTCGTCATCATCGATCCGAGATTTCAGGACCGTCTTGTGCAGGTGGAAAGCATCGAAGGTGGGATGGCCTTTTTCAAGATAGAACTCTTCAACGGTGTCCACAGGCTATCTCTGCCGGCCGACATGCTCGTTGCTGCATAGGTATTGATTTCGTTTCGTATCCGTTATAAATTCCGGTTCGGATCGCGGCGGTCCCTGATCTAGGATCAAACCCAAGCCCCAGCCCTGCCATATGCGCAGGCGCACGGATGGCGGTTCATGTCTTTAGCGGTGTGGAGAAGTCTGGTCATCTCACTCGGCTCATACCCGAGAGTTGCGACGGTTCAAATCCGTCCACCGCAACCAGTTTTTGGTAGCCTCGCGCATTCCGCCCCTGATCCCGGCTATGGGGACAAACCTCTTCGCTCGCAGTGCTTAGAACCTCCTGTGCGAGGCGCGGTCAATGACCGTTCATTCGCAGGGAAGCGAGAGCGCCGGATTTTCCATTGGAGATGGCTATGGCCAGGAAGAAGCCCAAAGCCGGGGCATTTATTTGTATTGTGTGCGGCATTACCTCGCCAAGCATAATCCTATGCACGCGCGATGACTGCCTGACGCCAATTCTGGCGCACTGCGCTGCTTCTCTGGCCAAACACTGACGCGCTTAAATGCGGGCCACTGAGGTGGGCGACGAAAAGCGCCGAAACATCCGCGCACTCTATTCCGGCGGCATGTCCATTTCAGCGATATCGGTACGGCTCAAGATGTCCCCATCGGTTGTGCGCAAACTTTGTCAGGACTTGCCTGATCCACATGATGGGTGCGCACGAAGCATTTTTGTGCGAGCCGCGAACCTTAAGGCGAGGTATCGCTCGATACCAAGCGTCCCGCTCGCGGATACGGAATACTGATGCCTGCCGGACGCCCAACGGACTTCAAGCCCGCCTATGCGGAGGAAATCCTGAGCCTGATGGCGGAGGGGCTTTCGCTTGCTGCTTCGGCTGCTGAACTCGGAATCCATCGCCAGCGTGTCTATGAGTGGATGGAGCGCTATCCCGAATTTGCGGACACTGTAAAGCTAGCTCAGGTCAAAAGGCAGTTGTTCTTGGAGCGCCGGCTGCTCAAAGCCGACCAAGGCCCTATTGTCACCTCCACCATCTTTGCCCTTAAGAATGCCGGGCCAGAAGATTGGCGCGAGAAGGTTGAGCAAACAGTTGCCGGCGATCCAGACAACCCGGTCAAGCACGACCACGCCATGACGATCCGTTTCGTCCGCCCCGACAAACCGAAAGAATAGATCTATGACGGCAAGCCCTTCATTGCGGCCGGGAACGTGGATAGCGGACCCGGACGCCCCGACGCATGCACTCAAGCCGAATGCGGATGGCTCGATCAATGCCAATGTGAGCGGCGGCGGCTCCTCTGACTTTGGCGATCCGTTCCCTGCGACCGGTGTTGCGATTGGGTTCGAGGATCCGTCTGGCGATCTCGGCCCTGCGTTGGTGGATTCTGGAGGTCGGCAGATCGTCACGGCCAAGGCTCAGTACGAAACGGTTGCAGCAAGCCAGACAGCGCAGGTGCTTGGAGGCTCGGGTGCGTCCGGTGATTATCTCAGCGGTCTTCTGGTGGTTCCCGCGTCCACATCGCCGGGCAATGTCATCATTCTCGACAATGCGATTTCGATCACTGTCTTTGCTGGAGGTGCGTCAAGTACGTCGAGTCTTGTTCCGTTCTTCATCCCTATTGGGGCGAATAGCGCTTCCGGTGCATGGAAGGTCACAACCGGCGCGAATGTCAGTGTTGTGGCGGTCGGAAATTTTACCTGATGTGGCAGCTTTCGCCAGGCCAGTTGACTAATGTGGCGGTGTTAGGGCCTGGACTGCTGCCCGAAACGCAAGCGCTCATAGCGCGATTCACGTCTCCGCCGTCGACTGCACGGGCTTTGCTGATCAACGATTTGATTGGATCAATGATTTCGGCCGGGCTCTGGTCCAAGCTCGATGCCTTCTACGTCATGGCGCAATACGACGCGCAGGCCGCACGGCAGAACTGGATTCGAGATGCATTCAACCTGACGGCAGTATCCAGCCCGAGTTTCACTGTTGATCGCGGATACGCCACGAACGGGACGACCAGCTATCTCAACACCGGTTACACGCCAGCGACGGACGGAGTGAATTTCACGCAGAACGCTGCCTCTCTTGGCATCTGGTCCAGGGAGGACAGCGTCAATACCGGCAACGATATCGGCGGGCGCGAGGGTGCAACCTCTCGCCAGACCGCCATCATCCTGCGGCCCACGACAACTACTCTGCATGCCCGCATCAATATCGGCAATGCCAACGGGTCGATTGCCAGCAACTCGTCTCTCGGGTGCTTTCTTGCAAGCCGGGACGATGCAAGCACTATCCGCACCTATCGAAATGGCTCCCTTCTCGGCACGGGATCGTATGCGTCAACCGACCCATCGCCTCAACCGCTATTCATCGGGGCTTCGAACACCAACGGCACAGCCACGGCATTCCAGGCACGGGAGTACGCGGCGTCTATGGCTGGCGCGAGCCTCGATGCCGCACAGAACGCCGACCTCTACGCCGCGTTGAACACGTACATGCAAGCCGTAGGAGCCGCATGATGGCCGTCACGAACTATTTCATCCTGACCGAGACCGAAAGGAATGCGGCTGCGTCCTTTGACAACGAGAATGTCGCGCTCGGTGCGCGCGCTGTGGATAATGGTTCGCCTGGCGTCGGGTTGAACCTGAACGACAATGCGAGCGACTACGCTCCGGGCGAGGCGGTGGCCCTGACGGGCAAGTTCGTCACATCGAAGCGCATCGTAGATGACGCTGACTATGTCGCTTTCGCACCCGGCATGGTCGCATATCTACTGGACAAGCCATTCGCGATGCTGGAGCCGGAAACCATCTTCGCGCCCCAGGAACTTTGATTTTGAACGACGCCCAAGCCTGGCGTCGGTGAACTAACCCAACAACCTGACTTTTTGCGCCCGGCGGGGCTGGCCTACCGCCGCCGGACGGTTGCGCTCGTGACGGGCCGTAGAAGGAGAAGACCGTTGTGACAGACGTAATTCAGAATGCTTTCCCCGCTGGCTTCCGTCTCATCGACGGTTCTCAGCTCAATGAGTGGAAAGACGAGATAAATGCGGCCCTGGACGGTACGACCCCGATTCCGAACCTGTCTGTCGAGGGGTTTATCGATCAGTCCACCGCTGCCGCGCTGACGGCGGCCGGAACGAACCGCGCTACGGGATTGGCTCTCACCAAGTCCATCAACTTCCTTGGCACGGTCGCGTCGGGTACTGGCGTCGTTCTGCCGGCTGCTTCGACTGTCGGCGTAGGCGGCTGCGTGATCGTCTTCAATGGCGGCGCGAACGCGGCAAAAGTCTATGCGGCCGGGTCCGATACTATCGATGGCACGGCCGGCTCCACTGGCGTGACGCTCACCAACGCTCTCCGCTGCGCGTACTTCGTGTCGGCGGCCGGCACCTTCATCTCCGCACAGCTTGGCGCTGCGAGCGCCTAACACCCATCCCTGAAAGGAAACACCACTCATGTCTGGTTGGCTTACCAATGGCGTGCCGAATCTCGGCTTTTTCACCGGCCTGGAACAGTTCCCGGTGGATACGCAGCAGGTGCAGGGCGCTGCCCCCGAATCCGCCTCCGTTTCCCTCGTTCAGCTTGCCGCTGTCATGTCGTGGATGACGAACGTCGCATCTTCCACTCCAACCGCCGGTACGCGCTATTACACCTCGGTTGTGATCGGCTTCCCGCGCCTCCTGACTGGCATCGGTGCCCTGATCGGCGCAACGGGTGGCACGAATTCGTTCATCTTTGAGTTGCACGATTCGACTGGTGCGCTCGTGGCGACCACGAATACCTCCGGCGTGACGGTCGGCACCGCCAACACCTGGCAGCGCATTCCGTTCACGGCGCAGTATCAGGCCGCTGCCGGGACCTATTATATCGCGGTGCAGCTCAACGGCACCACGGCTCGCTTCGCCACGTATAATTCGCCTGGCGTACCTTTGGCTGTCGGTTCGGCTTCCGGCACGTTCGGCACCGGCGCAGCCATCACGCCGCCAACCACATACACGGCCGGCGTCGGCCCGATGGCGCTGGTGTACTAAAGGCCTTCATGGCTGACGATCTTGGTTTCTCGGGGGGCGAAGTAGAGTTCCCCGAGAAGCTGGCGTTCCTGTTTGAGCCCAAGCGTTACAAAGTTCTGCATGGTGGCCGCGGTGGCGCGAAAAGCTGGGGCATAGCTCGCGCACTTCTGATCCTTGCCGCACAGAAAAAGCTCCGCATACTTTGCGCGCGTGAGTTCCAGGTTTCGATCAAGGATTCCGTCCACAAACTCCTTGCCGATCAGATCGAGGCCATGGGCCTCAGCGAGATGTATGAGGTCCAGAAAGCGACCATCATCTGCCATCTGACTGGCAGCGAGTTCATTTTCTCGGGCCTCCGTCACAACGTCGATAGCCTGAAATCCAAGGAAGCCGTCGATATCGTATGGGTCGAAGAAGCTCATAACGTGTCCGGTTATTCGTGGGAAAGACTGATCCCGACGATCCGCAAGGATGGGTCGGAAATCTGGATTTCATTCAACCCCGAACTGGAAACGGACGAAACCTACAAGCGATTCGTGGCGAGCCCGCCAGAGAACGCTGCCGTCGTCCAGATGAGCTGGCGCGACAACCCGTGGTTTCCTGACGTTCTCGCTGACGAGCGTGAAGACCTGAAGCGCCGCGACCCGGATGCATATCTGAACATCTGGGAGGGTCATTGCAGGCAGGCGCTTGATGGCGCGGTCTACGCTCGTGAATTGCGCGATGCCCAAGAGGGCGGACGGATCACACGCGTTGGGTATGACATGTCCAAGCCGGTGAGCGTCATCTGTGACCTTGGCTGGGCGGATCATACGTCCTTGTGGTTCGCACAGAAGGTCGGTCTGGAATACCGCGTCATTCGCAGCCATCAGGACATGCAGCGTCCATGGCCTCACTACCTCGCCATCATGCAGTCCTTTGGCTACGTGATCGACGCCATCTGGCTTCCTCACGATGCGCGCGCAAAGCAGCTCGGGACTGGCAAGTCCATAGAAGAGATCACGCGCGCTAGCGGAATGCCGGTACGCATCGTTCCCAACCTGAAGGTCGAGGACGGCATCAGCGCATTGCGTTCGATGTTCCCGAACATCTGGTGGGATGAAAAGAATTGCGAGGAAGGCCTGAATGCCCTTCGCCGATATCGGTATGAGGTTGACCCGGTGACGAAGCAATTCAGTCCTAGGCCGCTGCATGATGATGCATCGCACTTTGCCGACGCCGCTCGCTACATGGCTATAGCCTTCCGTGAGGGGGCTAAAGGTATCGGCACGAAACTTCCGAAACCCGCATTCCGCCCAACGCATTCTCAGGGCTGGATGGCATGATGACGGAAGCGGAGATCATCACGGAGGCCAAGGAGCGCTTCCGCAAATGCCAGGATTGGGAAGCCGAGTTCCGCCGTCGTGAGCGCGAGGACATCAAGTTCGCCAACGGGGACCCGGATAATCTCTGGCAATGGGAACAGCAGCTCTACGGTGCCCGGACCGGTGATGGAAAACCTTGCCTAACCATCAACAAGGTACGCCAGCACAACCTCCAGATCATCAATGACGCGAAGCAGAACAAGCCGGGTGTCAATATCCGGCCCGTCTCGGACGAGGCGACATTCGAATCTGCGCAAGCATTTGAAGGCGTCGTGCGCCATATCGAATATCAGTCCAATGCCGAACAGGCTTATGACACGGCTACGACGTTTCAGGTCGAAGGCGGCATCGGCTATTGGTATGTGGATACCGATTATGTGTCGGACGACAGCTTCGATCAGGAAATCTACGTTCGCCGGATCAAAAACCCCGATCTATGCTACCTAGATCCCGACATTAACGAGGCGGATGGTTCGGACGCTCGGTATGGGTTTATTTTCGAGGACATTCCCCGCAAGGAATTCGACCGGCGCTATCCGAACTACAAGGATGATGCAGGGTCTTCCGTCATCGGGAATGAAGGCGATGGCTGGCAGACGCAGGATTACGTCCGTGTCGCGGTCTATTATCGCAAGCAGCAGGCTCGGGACAAGCTGATTGCCTTTGTTGACCCGAACACGCAGGTTCAGGTCATCGTAAGGCGCAAGGAGATGTTGGAGCCGGTCCGTGAGCTTTACAACCTCGCGAAGGAGCTGGCGAAGCTCGGTGGCCCTCCCGTCATAGAGCGCGAACTGCTCACCGATGATGTCGAGTGGTGGGCCTGTCGCAAAATTTCGTAGTTAACGGCCTGTTGACTATCAGCGGAGAAATTCGCGCTCCCGAATTATGGAGCGTACCGATGATTCTGAATGCCGTTACGGAGAAATTGA